GATGGAGCTCCACGACAAACTCAAGGAGCTCGATGATATCATCGTGAATACAGTTGCTGAGAACTCTAAGGAGTGGCTCGGGAAGGACTTCAATGTTGCCGTTCTCAAGGAGGCCCTCTACAAGCCTATGATTCGCCCTGGTAAGGAGCAATACCCATCCACTATCAAACTCAAGGTTCTCACCAAACCCGATGGGACTTTTGTACCCGAAGCGTACTCGATGCAGAAGCAACCTGTCACCCTGGACACGATCGAAAAGGGGCAGAAGTGTATGGCCATTGTTGATCTCAATCAGATTTGGTTCATCGATAACAAGTTTGGTGTCACCATTCGCCTTCAACAGACGCTCCTCGAACAGTCTGTCAAACTTCCTTCATTCGCCTTCCAAGGTCTCGATCTCCCCGAGGATGAGATTGAGGAGGAGGTAGAAGAAGAGGTGGAAGAAGTTGACGAATAAATTTCAAATTTCATACACTTTAAAAATTCCATATTGGTAAGATTAATTAATCTTCTTACGAATATAATAATGAACACTGAGTTGAAAAAGTTGCTCAGGGGAAAGAAGGCGTGTGCTCCTGCGTCACACCTCTGGTTGAAAAGGAATAATGGTTCAATGACCAAGGGAGCTGTAAAAATTGGTGAAGGTAAGTACGGTAAAGTGTATCGTGGGTGTGTAGATGAGGGGTGTGAAAAGTACATCGTCTATAAAGAAGTCAGACTACCTTCACTGAGTGAAAAGACGAATAATGTACCGTTAAAAATTTTCAAAAATATCTTCGATGAAATGAATCTAAAGATGGAATTTACCATCGCGAAAAAGTTGGAAGGTTTTGGGGTTCCCAAGATGTACCTCTACAAATCGTGTGATGGTAAGGATATTCTCTACTCCGAGTACGTGAATGGTAAAGAGTTGGGTGAGTGGATGTGGAACAAACCTACACTCAGTGCGATCAAATCAGTCATGACACAGGTAATCTATAACCTCTACCGTATTCAACAGAAGTATCCAGGGTTCCGTCATCACGATATCCACATTGGAAACATTTTGGTGCGTCCAGTGCCCACAAAGGATATGAAAATCAAGTTGAGTAACAAGACATTCACAATTTCGAATGCAGGTTTTGAAGCTGTCATAATTGATTTTGGGTTTGCTGTATTCCCAAGAATTAAGAACCCCCTCATCAATACCAATCAATACAAGAACATTGGTATCTCCCGGAAATCTGACAAACACTACGATTTACACGCATTCTTAAATTCCATACACGCCATGGTTCGACAACCACGGACCACGGTGGAACGTATAGTGAAAACATTTGTGCAGTCTCTTTTACCAGACAAGTATCTTGTAAATAATTCAAATGTTGTAAAGAACTATAGGTTGAGGGGTAACAAGACGGTGAATTTGAGCTTCGAGGGGGTTCTCTCTAAACCTTTCTTTACGGGTGAAAAGAGTGCACCAGTCGTGATTCCAGTCCCCAAACCCCGAAAACCTGACATTAAAATTATGGTTCCTAAACCAAAAACACCTGAAAACAAAGATGCTGCTAAAGCACGGGCTATCGCCATTCTCAAGGCGGGGAAGGGGAAACCCAAAAAGCGCCCTGGTATCGTTAGAGCACGACCTTAAAAACCCTCTTCGTACCCTCATCAACTTCAGAGAGTATCTTAAACTTTGGAGTCTTGACGAGTTTCTCGCCATTCTTAGTGACGAATGATTTCATCCGTTCAACTTCACCACGGGGCATTTTCCTGATGTATTTGAGCGTGACATTCTTGTTTCCAACCGTGAATACAGTTGAAGACATTTTTAATATTAACCTATAATAAAACAATGCTCGCGTTCATTATTCTCACATTGATCAACATACTCATTCTCGTGAAGACTGGGCAGGCCATGAAGACTGGGCAGGCCATGAAGACTGGAAAGACGGGTAAGGATTGGACTGTTTACGGGACCATGGGTTGCGGTTGGACTCGTAAGCAGTTAGAACATATGAAGAAGAGTGGAAAGCCTCACACATTTGTCGATTGTGACAAAGAGGGTTGTGATGGTATGGATGCGTATCCCACACTCGTGAGCCCTACTGGTGAGAAGACGGTTGGGTACAAGGAGGTTTAAATGCCACGCATAACCTGGAGGGAAAGTGCGAGAATGAAAGCATCAAGCAAGGTGTTGAGTGGCTTGAGAATAGTGATGTGCTTCACGAGAGACCTGTTCCACACGAGACGGAGGAGGAACGTGCTGATGAGCACAGTGAGCACAAAGATGAGAAACTCGGTGACTGCGTCAGACTTGCTTTGAGCCTTGGTAACTTCCTGAATCATTTATTACATACGGATATTTTTTTCTAATCAAACTATAAATGAAAGGACTCCCCCCTGTGAGTGGGTCCGAAAGTAAGTTCACAAACAGGCGTTGGGGGACAACGACTGGTATTGGGAACAATAATTGTTACGCCTATGCGGTGGGTGACTACGAGGCATACAGGTGGCAAAAGTCCATTCCTGGTGATCGTTCTGGACTTTCTAACGGGAGTCACAACTATACACATTGTACGGGTCTTCCCAATCGCGTTGTTTCTGACAACCCTAAAAAGGTGTACAGAGTCAAGCCTAACGAAAAATGTAAAAAGGGTTACTATAAAGTTATGATGTTTGTCTCTCCTGGGAGACCCACAAACTATATTCGCCAGGGTGATTTCCACTTTTACAAGCAACACAGTGTAGTTGAGTATAAAATCAAGACTGGTGACACGGTGGTGTCTGTGGCAAAGTTCTTTAAGGTTCCAGAGTCGCGGATAAAGAGGGGTGGTTCATTTGGAGTTGGTAAGCGTATCGTATTCAAGGCGAACGTATTCAGTCACAAGCGTGGGTGGGCTACTGGACCACTTCTGACTGATGCGAATGGAAAGGTTATCACGGATCCTCGCAAGGCTTCTAGGAACTATCCAGGTCTAAACTATGAGAGGTACTGTAGTTCATTCTGCGTGAAGAACACTGGGATCAAAGTCGGCAAGACTCACCCCAAGGTCGGCAAGAATACTGTCTAGGTCAGGTTGATTTTCAACGTCAAAGTTGATGTCGAAAATATCCATCACATTAAAAATAGATTCCTCATTCAAGGACACAGAGTTTGCCTCTGCTGTGTAATTGTTTTGAATCGTGACTACAATCTTAAATTGAGAAGCATCAAATACTTTCCTGCAAGTTGGGCATGTATTCTTACCTTGGTCTTTCCACCTCTGTATACAGTGGGAATGAAATATATGTCCACAACGGATCGGAGGATTTGTCCTCGTCGATCGGACTTCACCGAGACATATGGAACACGTCGACATTCTATAGGAAGGATTTAAAGTTTTTTTGGTGATTTCTCTCAGTTAGTACACATCGGGCATCTTGAGGAGGGGTACGTTGCAGTTGTTGCAGTTCGCCTTACCCTGTTGCTCCTGTACCTGCGACATGAGTTGGGGACCTTGTTTTTGGAGGAGTTGGCGGTACGAATAGTTGTCCTCGAAGGAAATGTTGTTCTGCTTCATGACGTAATTGTTAAAGAGCTGGGCTGAAGAGTTAATGGTGAAGCACCGACCGTCGGCCATACCAAGTCGCTGAGACATTTTTATTACAATACCATTAGAAATTAATTCGCCTATTAGTAATCGTCTTCATCCAAGATTCAAACCCCTTCTCTCTGAGCTTTTTGATAAAAGGGTCACATTTATATCCCAAGAAAATGTCAAAGACGTCAGTCTCCTCGGTGCGAGACACTCTAATGTCGTCATTTTCATTGATGTGTTGGTTGATGATGTTGTATGCAAATGCAATCTCCTTAAGGGTTTCTGCACCAGTGATGATGATCTTCCCAGTACTGAAGATACTGCATGTGATTTCCTTCATCTCGTGGGATGGTTTAAATTTGATTTTCACCGCTGAGTATCTATCTGGTTCGAAAGAAACTTTGAAGATGTCATTGTACTCTTCGAACCAGTCAGCCACCTTCATGAGATTGACGTTGTAGTTGAGACTGAAGTTAGAGTTGATCATGACAACTCGGAAGGAATCACTGGAAATACTACTTTCCATATCCAAAAAAGTCTTGAAGATCTGGATGAGTTGGGTAATGATACGCTTACAGTCAAAGAGGTCACAACACCCCGCAACTTGAATACTTCCATTGGGGAACACTTTGACAGACTTGGTACTGTACGTGTCATGGTAGGTGAGTGTCACCTGGTTGTAAAATGTAGTGGGTTTCAACGTCCATTCAAAACCATCGGTGTTCGTTCCCTCGCGTCGCATCTTGTAGGAACCGATCCTCTCGAAAGTGCTCCGAAGTCGCTTTATGTCAATCTCTTGCATAAAGCTCGAGACCATAGTGATTGTTGTAATCTTTATCCATGAAGGTCGGGTCTCATCTGGTAAAGCTTTACGAATATCTTCAAGGGTCAATAGATACGAAAAGCTGTTGTTGGCGATTGAAGAGTACATTTTTGTAGCATACTTTTACAACTACGACTGATCTACTTAGGTGTTTAAAGAAAACATTCGCCATAAATCTAGATGACTTCCTTTATCCGTTCTGCCAAACATGTACTCGATGTTGAGTCTGACCTTTCATACATCGAAATCGTATATGATCGATATATGAAAGGAAAGGGGTACGACACCTTCACGGATTATATCAACACAGAACCACTGGCTGATTGGATACACATCCAATCTGAGAAGCATTCGATTCCTTATGAAAAGTTTCTCGATTCAATGGTGAAAAAAACGATTGAGGTTAGACAGAGAATGGTAGAACTTGTACTCGAAAATATTATGGTTTATGAACAGTCTAGTAAGGTGTATGTACGAATTGCACACGCTACAAAGATCATTGATCCAACATTCCAACCACCCCGTGTAAATATGGAGAGTGCTTGGCAGATGGAGTTTATCAAGAAGTTGTGTAAGAAGTATATTCCCCACGCTATTCAGGAATGTACGAAAAAGTCGAGACTTGAATACTTCTTCAACGTCTTACGTATAATAGAGTTAGAACAATAAAAAGTAGGGCTAAAAATACCCAAAAGTATGGAATACTCTTGTTCGATACACCTACAACAACATCCTTTCGGGGTCGATCTCGTGTAAAGCCATAATCAATGTTACGTTGAGGACGCACCTTTTTCTTAATGAGACAAGGTTTAGTTTCATTAGCACAAAGACCTGTGCTACAGAAGACACTTTTCCCAGCAACTGGTAATCCATTAGGCTTCTTCACCTCAACAAAATCACCAAAATCGCCAGTCTGTCGCACACCCCCTGGAAGGGAGAAATCATGTGTGACAAATGGGTTCACATTGTTAATGGCATCCTCGTCGTTGAGCATAAATTTACTCATCGCTGTTATTACTACTTCAGATTATAATTTTTGTCTTTCATTTTATACCGATGTTCTTCCCACATTTTATCTAAATCAATATTCAACATGTGGGCTAATTGAAAAAGGTAGCTAAATACATCACCCATTTCCATCATGACATCGGTGCCTCGCTCCTTTTTTAGGTTTTGTTTCTTGAATGTTTTCTTATACTGTCTGATCGCAGATGCAAGCTCACCAACTTCTTCTGAGAGTAAGAGCCATACCGTATCCAATGGGGCACGATCCCACCCCTTTGATCTACAAACTTTCTCAGTTTCCGTTTTGTAATAGTTTAGACTCATGACTTATTATTCTCTGGTGTACAATCTTTAATTGATACCGATCTTGTTATTGAAGTCAATCTTCTTTCCATAGGTACTGGTATTAACTGGTTGATCCAGGGGAACACTAATAGTCTCGATGTCACTTGTATAAGCGATATATTGCGACACACCAGTTTGGATTTGTGACAGGGCACTAGAAATGACACGAGTATTCATATCCTTGACCTGTTCATTGACTCGGTTGTAGTGATCACCCGAGTTGCTGATAAAGACCATTCGCATGATACCGTACAGGTCATCTGGGTTTTGGTAATCAATGGCAATACCCGTATTATTCTTGAACGTCTGACGGATGCCACGCTGGAGAAGATTTTTATTGAAATCAGAAAAGAAAAGAGTGTTCAATGGGGTCTCACACTGTTGAATGGAATCAAGGTGGAGGTTATCACACATTTAATATACTCGCCGAAAAAAATTGTGTGTAAATAATAAATGGTGAACTTCGCTGACTTTAATGAAGTGTATGCCGACAAAACCCCAACGTACGAGGAAATTCCTTGCCAACCCCCAACCTGCTTCGTTGGTTCTTACCCCCCAGTGGCCAAAGCTGGTGAGATGGGTCCATTCTTCGTGAACACCTATCTTCTCCAACCCAACCGGAAGTTTGAGACTTTTGGAACCGTGTCCGTGAGGAGCGCTGATCTCGAGTGCAAGAAGTAAGTTAAAAATAAAATTAGAACTTTAGATATATGAGGGTCATTAAACGCTCAGGTCGTATTGAGGATATAAAATTTGACAACGTCACCAATAGGATCAAGAATTTAACGTATGGACTCTCTGAAAAATGCGACTCTTCTAAAGTTGCGCAACAGGTATTCTCTTCTATGTATGATAATATTACCACTCAAGAAATTGATACTCTCTCTGCTGAAATTTGTGTTGGTATGATCACTTCCGAACCAGATTATGAGGTTCTCGCCACTCGTATTGTCGCAAGTAACATCCATAAGGTGTGTCCTAATAATTTCCATCTCGCAATGAAGAAGCTTCAGAAAGCTAATGTTGTCACAGACGAGGTTGTCGAAGTTTCTCAGCAGGTGAAGGATGAAATCAAAAGTGATAGGGACTTTGACTTTGGGTATTTCGGTCTCAAGACCCTTGAGAAGGGTTATCTTCAACGCGTTGATGGAAAGTTGATTGAGACACCTCAATACATGTTTATGCGTGTCGCTATCGGTATTCACGGGAAGGATATTCCATCTGTACTCGAGACGTATGATAAGATGTCCCAAGGTCTCTTCATCCATGCCACACCAACCCTTTTCAACGCGGGAACGCCTCGACCCCAAATGTCATCCTGCTTCCTCATCGCCAACAAGGAAGACTCCATCGATGGTATTTACGGAACCCTCACTGAATGTGCCCAAATTAGTAAGTGGGCGGGTGGTATCGGTATGCACATCCACGATATCAGAGCGAACAAGTCACGTATTCGGGGAACCAATGGTCAATCGGATGGTATCATTCCGATGCTTCGAGTTTTCAACGCCACAGCGCGTTACGTGAATCAGGCTGGTCGCCGCAAGGGTTCAATCGCGGTGTATGTGGAACCATGGCACGCTGACATCATGGACTTCCTCGAACTTCGCCTCAATCAGGGTGACGAGGAAGCGCGCTGTCGCGACCTTTTCTCTGCCATGTGGATTCCTGATCTGTTTATGAAACGGGTCGAAGAGGGGGGCAACTGGTCACTCTTCTGTCCAGATACGGCGAGGGGTCTATCTGATGTATATGGAAAAGAGTTTGATGCGCTATACACCAAGTATGAGGAAGAAGGACTCGCCCATTCGACCGTCCCAGCCGCTGAAGTATGGAAGGCGATTCTCCGATCCCAGACGGAGACTGGAACTCCATACATGCTCTACAAGGATGCGTGTAACGCGAAGAGTAATCAGAAGAATTTGGGTGTGATTAAGAGTTCCAATTTATGTACTGAGATTATTGAGTACACGAACAAGGATGAGACTTCCGTCTGCAACCTGGCCTCAATCGCACTCCCCAAGTATGTCAACAAAGAGGCGAAGACGTTCGATTATGGGAAGCTTCATGAGGTCACTAAGACTGTCACGAAGAATCTCAATCGGGTCATCGATCGTAACTTTTACCCAGTGGAGACTGCGAGACGTTCCAACATAAAACACCGCCCCATCGGTCTAGGTGTCCAAGGTCTAGCTGATGTATTTATTCTCTGTGGTCTTCCCTTCGATTGTGAAGAGTCTCGCCTCATGAATGCACACATCTTTGAGACCATGTATCACGCAGCCCTCGAAGCGAGTTCTGAATTGGCTGAAGTTGATGGATCCTATGAAAGTTTTGAAGGTTCTCCTGCGTCACAAGGTATCCTCCAACCCGATATGTGGGAAGGTGAAACCAAGTTTAGTGGTCGGTACGATTGGGACACGATGCGTGAGCGTGTGAAGACGAAAGGACTTAGGAACAGTCTCCTCATGGCACCCATGCCCACAGCTTCTACGGCTCAAATCTTGGGTAACAATGAATGCTTCGAACCCTACACGACCAACATCTATCTGAGACGCACACTTGCTGGTGAATTTGTTGTAGTCAATAAGCATCTCGTTGATGATCTCAAGAGGGCTGGTCTATGGTCAAAGGAAATGAAAGATCTTATGGTGAAGGCTGGGGGTTCTATTCAAAATATTGTCGATATCCCAGATGATATTAAGAAATTGTACAAGACTGTGTGGGAAATTAGTCAGAAGTGTATCATCGATATGGCCGCGGATCGGGGTCGTTTCATCGATCAGTCTCAATCTATGAACCTTTTCATAGAAAGTCCCACAATGTCCAAGCTCTCATCGATGCACATGTATGCATGGAAAGCGGGTCTCAAGACTGGTATGTACTACCTCAGATCAAAGGCTAAGGCTCGTCCAATTCAATTTAGTCTAGAACCTGATTGTGTCGCGTGTTCAGCTTAAAGTTTAGATGAGTACAATAAACAGAAGAAAACATGGACAAAGCACTCGAAAACCTCCAAATCAATGAATATAAAAATCGAAAAATTATCATTTGTACGAAGCAGGGAACACCCCTCCGTGTGCAACTTCCTCGTATGTATATGCCTTTTGGTGTCTCCGGTTTCACACCCGAAGTTGGACCGACCAAGTACAATATTGACTTTGCTGTAAAAGGTCATGACGAAGAAGAAAGTTACATAAACATGTTTTATACATCTTTACGAAAACTGGAGGACAAAATCATCGACACAGTTGTTGAACAGAGTGAAGTTATTTTCGGATCTACGATGACCAAAGAAGAGTTACTCCCAATGTTCAATTCAAACGTTAAGGAATCCCCTGGTCGTGAGCCAAAGTTTCGTATTAAAGTTGATACAACCATGGAAGATCGGATCAAGTCAAATGTTTTTGATGGGGATAAAAATCCAAAGAATGATGAAGTGACTAATGGTCTCTATGCAAGAAATTCGGGACATGCTATTGTTGAACTCAACAGTGTGTATTTCTTGAACAGAAAGTTCGGGTGTACTTGGAAACTTCATCAGCTCGTAGTCTATGAGCCCCAGAATCTCAAGGGATTTCAAT